ACCAAATGCCTGAGCAATCTGGGCAAACTGCAACACCGAGTCCAGGTCTTCCATATTCTGGGCCTGGGCTAGCGGTGAAGTTGGTACGACCTTCACTTGAAGTCCATTAACTTCAAGTGGCAGATCAATAATGTTCATTTGATCCATGACATACAGCACGCGACGCACGATCGGCGTCATCGCCTCAGTGATCAATCTGCCATATGCCGAGCCTAGGTTTTGAGACAGCTCTTTCATACGTTGTACGATTTCTGTCGCACTACGCGCCGACATGTTGTCAGGCGGCAGCGAATCATCGTACAGCATCTTCTTGATATTCATCACCAAATCATTGATGACCAGCTGAGACGTGTTGAAGTCTGTCGCCGAACGCAATGGACGCAATGATTCACCCTGAGCTCCGCCATTACGCGCAACCGGGATAATGGCGCCTGGTGTAATTTGAATTGTTTGTGGGTTCAGTACGCCGTCATCGGCTGCGGTATATACGCCAGACACAGCAAGCGATGCGTTTTTGAGTACTAGCTCTTTGACCTTGTTGAGTGTCTTGATGTCTGGCAGCGCTGTAACCAATGGACCACGGCCATAGACTTCACCAGGCACTTTCATGAATCGAGATACGATCCATGGTGATATTGGCATGGTGCGGTAAACCAGCTCACTAGACATTGTCTTGTCTTTCGCCCAGATCAAATGATAGCAGTACATGTCTTCTTCGACGTTGAATACTGTCGCCTCGATCAAATCAATTTCTTCGTCTGGCTTTTTGTCAATGACGTCCTGCATCTGCTTTGGAATCTTGGCGTCGGGCCATTGGCGCTGTATCGCCTCTCCTCGGAGTCGCAGCTTGCGGTACACGTTATCAACTGTACCGTGCGGACCTTCTTCCAGGGATACAAGATACTGAGGCACAGGAACAAACCGAACGGGTGCATCTCCATCTCCAGGCTGAATCAACATGATCGCAGTGCCGACGCATAGGTCTAGCAGGAATTCTGACATTGCCAGATCAAAGTTGGTCTGCCGGATGACATCGAACATGCGTGTGTTGTAGATATCAAGCGCTTGCCGAATCTCGCTGCGTCTTTCCTGTGGGATCTCGTTGCCCGGCTCTAAGGTACACCACTCGCGATATGGAGGGAAAAGAGCAGACTGAATACGGTTTGCGAATCGTTGCGTCGAGTTAATGGCTGTCGCATCAAAGACTCTTGCCATTTTATTCTGGCCGGCTGTGCGGCCTTCATAGTGACCTGAGTACAAGTTGCGCTGCGGTAAAGCAAACTCATAACACTCTTCGTAAATCGTGCGCCAAGTTTCTTTCCGAGCATCGGCCTTTTCTTGGCGCTTAATGATGTCTTGTGGGGTTATGCGTGCCATTATGCTTTCCCTTTCTTCTCGACACCTTCAATTGTGCCTTTCTGCTTCGACGCGTAAAAGACTTGCTCGCCTTTCTTCTTGCCGTACTTCTGCTTCATGGCAGCCTTGATCTTCGATCCTTTCTCGGTCATTGGCATATCACGCCTCCTGTTTGTTTCGTTTCGCAAAAGCTCTGGCCTCTGCGGGTGATGAGAAACCCCATTTCTTCAGCGCTAATGCATAGCGTGTTGGCTTGCCTTGCTCATCCTTCATAGGATGATTCTGAGCAGCGAACCGAGCAGCAAAAGAGACACGCCGAGAGTTGTCGCCAGAAGAAACAGGAGGGCGCAAGTTTCCGCCTTCCTTGTTTTCATAGTACTTCCTGCCTGCTTCATTCAGGCCGCCTTCTGGGTTCTGGTGCTTCTTTAGCGTCATACCGTGCCGCCACCGCCGAGTGTCCCTGATAGATCATCTTGCCTGGTCGGAGACAACAGCGATCGATACCCGGCAACACGACGACGGCGCTGTCTAATCTCAGCAGCCAAACGCTGTTGCTCTTGTTCTTCAGGGCTCAGTACTGGCTCCGCTGGTTTTTCGGCAACTGCTTTAGCAACCCTAGGCGCATCATTGTCGCGGTTATCGCTGCCTCGATTTGCACGCTCTTCATTAGACAATGTGCGTGCATTCGTTTTGCCGTTGTTGCCGGCCATGACAGGGCTGCTTCCATCACCAGCTGATTTCTTGGTGCCAGGTTGCGGATTACCGTACCCGTACCCGCCGACCACATCTCTCGACGATCTTGAAGCAGACGCCACGGTTGAGTCGTCATCACCCCTAGGAGTAACGCGATAAGATCCACTACCTTGCTGACCAGCTGCAGCCTTAGCTGCTGCGGCAGCTCTTGCTTGCTGATCCTTTTTTTGCTGTTCAGTCCTTTTGTCGTTACCGCCATTTCCGCTAGGGCTGTCTGTTGACATGATGGCCTCCTATTCGTAACCAGATAAGGTTGTAGATAAGCCTCGTTGCGCATCTTCACGCTCTGGAGACAACAATGATCGTGTGCCGCCGGTACGGCGTGCGCGCTGCTGCGCTGCAAGCTTGCGCTGCTCTTCAGCGCGTTCGCGCTCTGCGCGAGCTTCGGCTTTTGCGTTAAGCTCTTCCTGCTTGCGTTGCGCTTCCTTCTCTTCGGCAGATGGACCGCCGCCGCCGCCACCAAAAAATCCACCCATTAATATGTCCTCGCATACATAATGTAATCGCTACCGTCAGGGCCATATGCCTTCATCAGGCCTTCTTCCTTAAATTTCAGGAACTTGGCCCACTGAATTGCATAATCGCGCTTGACACTTACCACGATTTGCACTCTGAGTAAATCGAGGTGTGGGCCAATCTTATCAAAAAAACGCATAGCTCCGCGACACAAAAGCGTGCCGTGGTTGAAAGCGACTGGGCCAGGCACCAGCCAAGCCTCAGCATTCGTCGCGAACTTATATTCCAAGCCAAAGCAGAGGGCTGGCTCCCGTTTATAAAACATGGTCCAGCCAGTTTTATTTTCCGCCACAGTTTCAAACCGCTCTTTCATATTCGCAATATGTGAGAACAGCTCGATGTCGTCAGCGCTTGGCCCGACCCGGTCGATGTGAGTAGGATGAAACGGCAGCACAACCAGGTGGCGCATGTTCACAAGGTGGGTAATTTCTTCAGCTGTCACCATATCGTGAAATCCGTTTTTGCCGTGAATTGTTGACCACGCGCTCCAGCAGCACCATAACGTCCCCCGTACCCTCGCGTCATCACGCGATGCTCACCGCCGCCGAGCAGTAGATAACCAAATGCGTCGCCAACGTGCGAGTGTTCGTTCTTATTCGGCGCATCTCGGAATCTTTCTGTACCTCCTCCGACTGCGACGCGCTTGAAGTGATAACCACCGGCCAGAGACTTGCGCAACCGTTGACAATCCTTGTGAACCAATAGCCCAGGCTTCCGATCAATAAACCGATTCATAGGCATCGCTCCCGCTTCACGGCGCACCTGGAAGTCGTTACTGGCCGTAGGCCGAGCGTTGAGTCCGAGCGTGCGCAGATGATCAAAGGCAGTCACCTCAAAGATTTCATCGCGCTTGCTACCGGCAGGGTCACCCCAGACCAAGATGTCTTGCTTTGGGTAATTCACGTTGATCTCGTTGAGCAAGATCAAGCCGAACCGCTCCAGTCCCATGTCGTCTGTCACAATCTCTTTGAAGATATGCCAAGCGCCAGCTGCTGTGCGCTGACCGAACACCGCCGCAGGGGTCAAACCAAAGTCGAGCCCAATGTGAACTGGCAGTGTCGGATCGACCTGGATCTCCTCGGTCGACATGACTGAGTCATCATACTCAGGCCACACTGGTCGACCTTCCTGCACATACACATACTCGCCGCCGGCATAACAGCGAATCCAGTCCAAGTTCTTGCCACCGAGCTGCTGATCATAGTAGCCGGGAGGCAGGTTGTTGATGTTCTCGGCCTTGGGGTTCACTTTCCAGAATTTATTAGCGGCAGGGATTCCAATTGGATCGTCGCGGTTTGTCTCGATCACGCCGCCTGGCTGCTTGAAGAACTCCCATTTGTATTTGCCGCGCACCGGCTCCTTTTCTGCCAGGCGATACCACCAGTGGTCGTCATCCATCGGGTTGGTATCCATCCAGATGCCACGCCATGGGCAACCGCCGTTTGACTTAGTCGGATAACGACCGACACGGTGTGTTAATCCTTGTACAACAGCTAACGGCAATTCCCTGGCCTCATTCACCCAGGCACCAGTCAATTCCAGAGAGAGAAGCTTCCTGACGTCCTTTGGCTGGTCGAGCGCCATGAAGATCACTTCACAGTCGATGCCGGCTGCGTCCCCACGCGAGGGCAGCTTGATGTGGTGACTGATCGGCGGCGACCAGCGCATCGGCCCCCAGATGTTCTCCGGGAACAGCTCAAGCCATGTCTTGATGGTTGTGGTGCGCAGCTCAGGGTATGAGTTCCGCACGATCACAAACCGAGAGTAGCGGACACCGTCCTTCGGCGACGGTGGCTGTTTCACGGCGCGTAGCATGATCTCAGCAGCGCAACCGTATGACTTGCCCGATCCTACCGGCCCCATCAGACCGCGCACAAACGAATCGTCATGCAGAAACTTCCAGGTCGTCGCCGCGCCTGAGAAATCAAGACTTAGCCCGCCAAGCGCCTCGTCAGAAGAGATCTGCTTGGTCGTCGTCCTTCTTCGGCGTTGGGTCGATCGTTGGCTCTGATCCGTCGCATTCGTTGCTCTCGCCATCTTCTAATACCTCATAGGTGGTCACTTCTGGACCCTTCAAATTAATTCCCAAAATACTTGGCCGACTGTCAGAATCACTGTTTGGCTCGGTTAGTCCATGATACCTAGCTAACACGCGCAGAGCTGATAGCTTGTCATGCATCTCGACTTCGATCGCGTTGCCGTACTGATTCGGCGTCACCTTTACTTTCTTGATCGCTTTCTGGACGTGCTTCGGTATGTCGGCGCTTGAGAGCAGCGCCATGCCTCCAGACTGCGTCCACTGCAGCACATCGGTCACGTTGGACGCAGCGATCGCTTGCAGCTCCTGTTTGACTGCTTCCTTCTCATCGTCCGACCCGATCGCCAGGACCTTACGCGCTTCCCGCACTGTCATCTTGGACATTGCAATGTACCTCTTTGATTTCATCCATATCGGCAAAAGTTAGGAACAGTGGTGCGCCTGGTCCCATCACTAACGGCAGGATGATGTTGTCAAAAAATTTAATCGATTCGTCAAACGTGAGCTCCATTTCGGATTGCAGCTTCCCGTAAATTTTTGCTGTGTCGTACACCAATCGATCGGGTTCACCGCAACCAAACGCGATTCCGGCGACGCAACTGTCAAATCCTTCTAGGCTGATCATGCTCACAGTTTCCTTGCAATCTCCAATAAGGTGGCCTCGGCTTTCAGCTCCTCCTGGTATTCTTCCTCTTCGATATGGTCGACGATTTTTTGGATGAACCAGATAGCCTTCTTGAGATCATCTTTACCGCCTTTCTCCTTCCAGCGCCAGAGGTACTTGATCGCCGAACCGATGGCGTAGGCCTCAGCGCCTGAGAGGTTTTGGACCGCTGCCTCAATTGCGTCGATGCATTCCATGCCGTCGCGTTGGTAGTGGTTTGGATTAATGATATCTGTCATTTTACTTCTCCCGTCGGATTTCTGAAAAATTTTGAGCGAGATCCCCCCTCTGGCGCATATGGGGTAGGGGGGGCAAGGGTGTCCATTTTTTGTACAGCGGAAAGCCCGGCGACCAGGCAACGCCTATCCACAGGGTTTACGGGCGATTTGGCGATTGTGCAGTGCAGCGATTTAACATAATAGATGTTACGCGCCATGGTGCAGTGCGGTAAGTCATTGATATATAACGCATTCGTTTTTTCTGTGGATAACTTCATGTCAATTGGTCATTTATTGTACAGGCCAGCCCATTTGGCGACCTGGTCTAGATTGGCCGGCGGAGTGCGCCCAGCCTTCAACGATTCGCGGCACATCGCAGCTGTGTAATCACGCACCTGATCAACCGTAACCTCTTGATCCCAAAGGACTTTTGCTGCCTTGAAGCTCTGATCTGGCAGCCGATTCATCCCGGAAGCTCTCTCGACTGCCTGCTTGAATGCATGTGCTAGTACTTGGTAGCCCTTGTCTGAGTCCCCTTTAACCCCTGACTGCATATGTGTATCTAGCTCGGTGAAGTCGTCCTCTCCAGGCTCAGGAATGATCTTGGCTGGCGCCCAGAACTGCTCGTTGGTCGGGATCGCATCTTTGCCCTCCCACAGTATCTGATAGCGGTTCACCTTCTTGCCTGAGCGCCGCTTGATGTGTTTAGGGTATGGCCTTGTCTCTAGCTTCCTGACGTAGCCACACTTGATCAGCACTGCCATGGTCCGGCTCACATGAACGCGACCGTAGCCTGTGTGCCGTCCTATCGTTATCTGTGATGGCCAACACACACCGTACCGATTCGCGTACATGCCCAAACAAGCAAGCACTTTGTAAGCAGCACCATTGAGCCGCTCATCTTGCATAGCCCTAGCTGGGATGATCGAGTAACGCCTAATGTTTGGCTTATCCTTAAAAGGGGATTTCATCGTCTAGCTGGTCCTTGTTGTGGTTAAACTGAATGCTTCTCACCTCAGCTCCTGGGAAAGCAGCTTTGATCGTGTCTGCCACATCTGTGCCGTGCGCCTCAATGATCGTGACGATCTCTTCCAGCATGTACACGACTGGGTCTTTCCCTTTCATCAATGGGATCACTCGCTGCATGTCGAGTTTGTCGTTCACAAAGTAATAGTTCTTGCCATTGATCCTGGCTTGGAGATAAAAGACATCGCCCCGCTCTCCTGCTTCACAGAGCTGCTGATCAATCACCTTCAGCCCCTTCGCCAGGTTATCGGCAGCTTTGATCTTCTCGTCAGGATCAGTGATCTTCATGTAACGCTCTCTGGCGCCTTGATACTTCGCCGCGAGCTCAGGGGTCGTCATCTTGAACCAGGCATACCAACCCCACTTCTTATTCATCTGGTTCTCAGCTGTCATAAACGACTCAATAGCAGCTTGAACTGGTTTGCTCCACTCTCTCATTTTTCACCCCACCGGACATCGGCGGACAGATGTGGACAGACAGGACAAACTATAGTGTTTGTCCGTGTCCGTCCGCACCCAGTCTTTGTCCCAGATTTTGTCCACTCCATGTCCGCGTTTGTCCGCAATCCTCTACAACCCGCATGAACACTGGCTTTCATATCTTTCATAATTTGTCCACTTCGTGTCCGAGCGTGTCCGTTTCCTTCACCCACTCCATTTTCCGATTTCCGGCGTGGACAACCACAATGTCCGCGCCTTCCAGCGCATTAATTGCACGTCCCCAAGCCTTCCTTGCACGGTCTTTTGCTTTCTTATCCGTCACGTCCAAACCTTCCTTTTCGAGCAGCCAAAAGACGAAAGAGTCCCTGGCAACTTCCACACTGATCACGTCATTTCTGTCCGTTGCGTCGCGTAAACAGTTCATCGCTTTCAGCTCTTTCTCATTGAAGCTGGCACTGTCAGCAGCAATGGCGTCAGCTGTCACCTTGTTGAGGTACACAGATGTCTCACCTCCGATCGTGCCGACCTCAGCGTTCTGCATCTCAAAGAACAAATCCTCAGCTGGCTCTGCGTCCTTCTGCTTCTCCGTCACTACCGTAAGGACGGCGCCTGACTTCTTGACCTGGATGCTGGTATCTACAGCTCCGAGCAATGCGCTTGATCCACGCATCCCTCTGCTGCCGTCCTTGCCACTGTGATGGATGCCCAGTAAAGCAGCGTTGTAGCTCTGCTTGAGCACGTCGCAGGTCTTCACAAACTTGCCGACATCTGTCGCTGAGTTTTCATCTGCGCCGAGCAGAGCTCTGGCAACCGTGTCCACAACAATCAGGCTGAAGCCGCCGGCCTTATCCTCTAGCTGCTGGATCGTTGCCTTCAACTTCTCCACGTCTGTCGGGCTGGTGAAGTCCACTGCGGTTGGCAGGACATAGAACGGCAGCTCTTTCTCTGTGACTCCGCTGCCCCTGTTCTCTAGCCATGCCTTGACCCGTTTGCCGATACCGCCGACACCTTCGCCTGCAATGTAGAGCACTGCGCCCTGCTTGACTGGCATGTCATGAAAGTCTCTCCCTGATGCGACGCAAAGAGCGATGTCCAGAGCAAGGAACGTCTTACCGCAACCTGGCGGTCCATACATGACGCTGAAGCC